GTTCTGATGAGAAGGGTCAATTCTCTGGCGTTCCTTTGGCAATGCAAACAACATATATTTAATATGCCTACACAAAGAGTACAACTAGGTGAGTGGATGCCTGACCAATCAGGGATTACTGGTGCGCTGACTAACGCTAAGAATGTGGTTTCTCAGGCTGTTGGTTATGGCCCATTCCCTACGGCTGTGGCACTTTCTGCGTCTGCTGCCGAAGACTTAGTTTCTTTGTACGCTGCTAAAAACCCAGACTCTACGACTCAGTTGTTTACTTCTGGTGCTACCAAGATTTATACAGTAAGTGGTGCTGGTGCATTGACTCAAGTTAAAACAGGCATGACAACTGGAATTAACGACAAGGTACGTTTTACTCAGTTTGGTAAGACTGTTATCACAACGAATAACGCTGATGTATTACAAGCATGGACACTAGGAACATCTACGTCCTTTGCTAATTTAAGCGCATCTGCACCGATAGCTAAGTTTATTACTGTCGTGCGTGACTTTGTAGTTTGTGCGAATACTTATGAATCTGCTGCACAGCAACAATATCGTGTTCGTTGGTCAGCTATCAATAATGAAACTGATTGGGTAGAGAATGTAAATACTCAGTCTGACTATCAAGATATTCCTGATGGTGGACAGATTGTAGGAATCCGTGGTGGTGAGTTTGGTTTGGTGTTCTTAGAAAGAGCCATTAGCCGAATGACCTATGTAGGTACTCCGTTCATATTCCAGTTTGACAATATATCTCGTAATAAGGGATGTATGGTTGCAGGGTCTATTGCTCAGTACCAAGGAATTACATTCTTCCTATCGGACGATGGTTTCTATCTGTGTGATGGTCAGACTGTTCAGCCAATTGGTAGTGAGAAAGTTGACCGATTCTTTATTGATGACGCATCAGAATCTGACTATGGTTCTATGTCTGCTGCTGTTGACCCTATTCGCAAACTGGTTATTTGGAACTATGTAGCTACAGATGGAAATCGTAAACTAATCATTTACAACTTTGCTACTAAAAGATGGACTTACGCAGATGCAGGTACAGATTACTTATCTGAGGCATCCTCAACTGCTGTAACGCTTGAGGAACTAGATAGCATTTCTGGCTCTATTGACGCATTGACAACAAGTCTTGACTCTCGTTTGTATGTTGGTGGTAAATACTTCCTTGGCGGTACGCTAGGCGCAAAGGTTTACACCTACACAGGAACAAGCGCAACAGGTCAGATTGCTACTGGTGACATTGATTTAGGTGGTCAATCGGTGGTGACTTTGGCTCGTCCACAGGTAGATAATGGCTCTGCAACCATTGCTGTAGCTTCTAGGCAACTGTTAAGCCAAGATGTTACCTTTGGGACTGCTGTAGCTGCTGACTCAGAGAACAGGGTTTCTTTGCGTAGTTCTGGCAGATACCACAGACTTCAGTTAACCCCTACTGGTAACTGGACTAATGCGGTGGCTATTGATGTGGATGTGACAGGTCAGGGAGTGCGCTGATGTTTAGAAGCCTACCTGCGTTTGGTGGTGACCAGAGGGCTGTGGCCGAGGTAGTCCGTGGCATCATGGACGGAAAGACCAATAACACAGGAACGATTACTTTGGCGACTGGTGGTGCAACGAGTACCACTTTGACAGACAGAAGGATAGGCCCAGACAGCGTGATTGTCTTTGTCCCTGCCTCTGCTGCTGCTTTTGCTGATTCTGCGCCTTATGGTGCTTTTCAAGATGGAACAGACCAGACTGTAGCTAATACAACGACTGCCTATCCTATTACTTTTGATACAACAGACTTCTCTAATGGAGTTACTTTATCAAACAGTTCTAGGTTAAATGTAAAAGTTGCAGGGTTGTATAACATTCAGTTTAGTATTCAGCTAAAAAATACTACCAATGACTCACAAGATGCTGATATTTGGTTTAGAAAAAATGGTACAGATATAGCTGCTTCAAACAGTAAGTTTGGATTAGCCCCTCGTAAAGCATCAGGTGACCCATTTCATTTGATTGGGGCAATGAACTTTTATGTAGAGTTGGCAGCTAATGACTATATCCAGTTAATGTGGAGAGCATCAGATACAGGTGTGGTAATTGAGCATTACGTTGCTGGAACAAGCCCCACAAGACCATTAACACCATCTGTAATAGCGACTGTTAACCTAGTGTCACTCGCTGCCTCGACAAATATCTATGCTAGTTCCCAAGGACAGGGTACGGCTACGATTACCCACTTTGCAAATTCGACTGCCAATAAGACATATCGGTATGCAATTATTGGTTGATTTTAATAATTTATGTATAATGGATTCCGTGGATGACCCATCTTGGAATCCGAAACTCTAGGAGTAAAAGATGGCTACTACTACCACATCACAAATTGACCCAACAATCCAACCTTATTTAGGTTATGGATTACAGCAAGCACAGCAGTTATATCAAGGCGGTGGGCCTCAGTATTATGGTGGCCCAACTTATGTAGCCCCATCGACTACCACTCAAACAGGACTACAGGCTTTAGAGGCTCGTGCTTCTTTGGGCAATCCCTTACTTCAATCTGCACAGAATCAGTTACAGAACACAGTTTCTGGTGGTTTTCTAGGTGGAAACCCTTTCTTTCAAGGTGCATTTCAACCTGCTGCCAAGGCTGCTGAGACTCAGTTTCAAACAACTTTAGGAGATATTGCATCTAAGTCTAGCCTAGCAGGGCGTTATGGCTCTGGTGCTATGGGTTCTTTGCAAGACAGGGCTACTGGTCAGTTTGGTCAACAATTGGCTAACACGGCTGGACAACTGGCTTATCAGAACTATGCTGATGAGAGAGCAAGACAGCAAGCTGCTACGATGGCTGCGCCTCAAATGGCTCAAGCTGACTACCAAGATATTCAGAATCTTTTGCAAGCTGGTCAACTGCGTGAAGGATACACAGGTCAGCAACAACAAGCAGACATAGCTAAATTTAACTTCTTGCAAAACCAACCACAACAGAACTTGCAGAACTATCTATCGTTGGTATATGGAAACCCATTAGGACGAGTAGCTTCTTCTACAACTAGCGGTGCAGCAGATACATCTACATTGCAAAATGTTCTTGGTTTGGCTGCTGTTGGTGGTGGTTTGTATAAGAATTTAGGCGGTTCTACTGGCATTAGTAACTTGTATAACAGCGCATCTAATTGGTTAACTGGTGGCTCTAATATGGGTACTATTGATGCAACAGCACCTGCTCTTGGCTCTAACTGGTGGGATTGAACATGGCTGGACTATTAGACATTTTCGGTACAGGCGGTGCAGACACAATGGGTCTGCTAGGTATGTCACAAGCTGACATTGCTCGTAATCGTGACGATGCACAGGCTCAAGCCCTCTACGCACTAGCTGGCAGACTATTCCAAGGAGGGAATACTGGTCAATCTATTGCTGAAGGCTTAATAAAAGGTCAGCAAGCCTATAAAGGTGGTATGTCTGAGGCTATGCAAAGCCAATTACAGAACTATCAATTGCAAGAGTTAATGAGGAAGCGTCAATTAGAGCAACAAGCATTGATGCGCCAGCAAGGTATTGAGAACGAGATTACTAAGGCATATCGTCCTCAGACTTTTGCTGAGACACCAGTAACAAACATAATGGGTCAAGAGATTGCAGGGCCAAATCAGCCACAAGAGGCTGGTCTTGGTTTAGCTGCACTTGCACCTAAGTTAATGGCTACACCAGAAGGGCGTAAATCACTTGCTGAATTGGTTGCTGCTCAAAAAGCAATGCGTCCAGAAACATTTTCACTTGCAGAGGGTGCGGTTCAGTTTGAGCGTGACCCTTTTACTGGAGCAACAAAACAAGTTGCTACTGGCGCACCAAAGCGTGAGCCAGTACCTAGTGCGATTGCTGAATACAAGTTTGCTCAAGACCAAGGCTACAAAGGTTCTTTTCAAGATTTTGAAATAGCAAAAAGGACTGCTGGCGCACCTAAATTGGCGGTAGATTTAAAAGACCCAACAGCAATAGCAAAAGCACAATCTGATGTTTTAAAAGATTGGCGTGGCGTAGTTAAAGATGTTGGCGCAATGGAAGTTGCTGACAGATTTAAAGCTGCCAAAGCTGCCGTGGCAGAAGCAAATGCAGGTAATAAAACTGCTGATGGTGCATTGATTTATGCCATTGGTAAGATTTATGACCCATCTGGTGCTGTTCAAGAGGGCGACAAAGCAACTATTCTTGGCAATCGTTCTATTCCTCAATCAATTAAAGCATACGCAGAACGAGCGTTAAGTGGTCAATCTTTATTGCCAGAAGAACGTGCAGGATTGCTTTCTGTTGCAACTAAATTAGTTGAATCAAAGGCTCGTAATCTTGAGGCTCAAAAAGCACCTTACTCAAGTATTTCTCAACAATTAGGTGGCAATGGTTCATTGCTGTTAAACCCACTTGCAGATGCGTTAACTGCACCTGTGCAGACAATGCCAACCGCTGCTGATATTGCTGCTGAGATTGCTCGTAGAAGGAAGCCATAATGGACTTGACCAAACTGTCAGATGAAGACTTGATGGCATTGCAATCAGGTGACTTGTCAAAAGTCTCTGATGCAGGTTTGGCTATTCTTGGTGGTGAAAAAGTAGCCGAAGCACCCAAAGAGCCTGTTAAAAAGATGACAAGAGAAGAAGCTATTAAAGAAATTACTAGCTATCCTCGTCCAGAGCAAATGCAAATTGGTAGTGCTAAAGACCTTGGCAGACAATTAGGTTTGACAGGTAGAGCAGCATTAACTGGTGCTTTGTCTATTCCTACAATTGGTGCTGATGCACTTACAGGATTGATTAACATTTTGGCAGGTCGCCAAGTTATGAAGCCTAGTAGTCAAGGTCTGCAAGACTTAATGACTCGAATTGGCGTTCCTACTCCACAAACTTCTCAAGAGCGTGTCGTACAAGATGTAACAAGCGCAGGGTTTGGCGTTGCTGCCCCTGCTTCTGTTGCTAAATATTTCCCAGTACAAGCAAAAGATTTCTTTACTAAGAGTTTAGAGACTCAAGGTGCTGCTGCTGCTGGTGGTGCATTGGCTTCTGGTGCTGCTCGTGAGAGTGATGTTGGCCCTGTTGGTCAAGCATTAGGTGCTTTGGCTGGTGCTACTACAGCAGGTGGTGCAGTTGGTTCTGCCCCTGTTCTTGCTCGTACAACTAGAGAGATTGTGCGCCCATTTACTGAAGCAGGGCGTGAAGTTATTACTGGCAATGTATTGCGTAACTTAGCATCTGATGCTGAACAAGCAATTAAAGCAGGTGGTACTTATGTTCCTAAGATTGGTGGTTATACACCTACAACCGCACAAGCGACTCGTGACATTGGACTGATTAACGCTGAGACAGCATTAAGAGGTTTAGATGTAACAAAGGGGCGTTTTGCTACTCAGGCTTTGGAAGCTAACCAAGCACAGATGGCTATTCTTAATCGTCTTGCTAAAGATGAGGATACGCTTAAAGCTGCATTAACTAAGCGTGAAGAAGTAACTTCTCCATTGAGAGAGCAAGCATTTGCTAACTCTACTGTTGACCCAGATACATTTCAATCTGCTATTACTTTAACAGTTAACAAGACTATTGATGACATTCTTGCTTCACCAGTAGGTAAGCGTCAAACTGTCATGGCTGTGATGAAAGATGCTAAAGACGATATTGCTCGTGCATCTACACCTGCTGAACTTTATGAGATTCGTAAAGATTTGAGGGCTGCTGCTCAAGGCTTGTTAGATAAGTCTGCTAAAGATGGCCCAACATCAGGCGCATACCGAGCAGCTAAACCACAACTTGAATCTGTTATTCGTGCTGTAGATGATGCTATTGAAGCAAGTGCTACTGGTTACAAAGATTACTTATCTAAGTACGCTGCTTCTAGCAAAGGCATTGAGCGTCTTGAAGCTGCTCAACAGTTTAAGGGTAAGGTTCTATCTACGACTCCAGACCCATCAAGGGCTAATGATTATCTGATTTCTCAGCCTAAGTTTTTAAACGCTATTCGTGCAGCAGAGAAAGAAACTAATCTTTCTACTACGCAACTTGCGGTATTAAAGCGTGTAGCTGAAGACTTAGATAGTGGTGTTTTGGCTCGTGCTACCAAGTCAATGGGTTCAGATACATTTAAGAACATGAGTACCGCTAACGTGATTGGTGGAATGATTGGTAAGCAAATGTTTGGTGATGTTCCTCCTGTTTTACAGAAGGTAGCTGCACCTATGAACTGGATTTATAACGGCACAGACGATGCTATTCGTGAGTTGTTGGTTAATGCAATGCTAGACCCTAAGTTGGCAGCTACATTGATGAAAAAAGCATCGACTACAACAGTTGAGCCATTGAGCAAAGAGTTGCAAAGAAAAGCACTTCAGCTAGGATATGGGGCTACATTTGGACTAACTGAAAAACCATATCGTGTAGATTTAACTGGTATGGCTAACCCCTAAGAGGATATTATGGCAAAGACCAAGATTTCAGAATACAGCAGTACCGCTAATAACAATACTGACATTAACAGTATTAACTTAGCGGAGGGTATGGCCCCATCTTTGGTCAACAATGCTATTCGTACATTGATGGCTCAGTTAAAGAACTTTCAAGATGGTTCTGCTGGTGACAACGTAACTGTAGGCGGTAACTTATCTGTTACTGGCACATCCACTCTGACAGGCACTTTAACGGCTACTGCTGGCGTGTCAGGCCCACTCACATCATCGTCTGCCACTATTACTGGTGGAACAATCAATGGTGCGGTAATTGGTGGTTCATCTGCCCAAGCAATCACGGGAACGACAGTAACTGCCTCAACAGGCTTTGTTGGTGGTTTGACAGGTAATGTCACAGGTAACACCACAGGAACACACACAGGTGCTGTAACAGGCAATGTCACAGGTAACCTGACAGGCAATGTGACAGGTAATGTTACTGCTGCCTCTGGTACTTCCACATTCAACAATGTCACAATTGATGGCACATTGGATATGTCCTCTGGGACAGTAGGAACAATCACAGGATTGGCTACACCTACCAATGCTTCAGACGCAGCCACTAAAGGTTATGTAGATACAGCAGACGCTTTGAAGCTGAATCTGTCTGGTGGCACTATGTCTGGTGCTATCGCTATGGGTACAAACAAGATTACAGGTCTTGGTACTCCTACGGCTGATGCTGATGCAGTAACAAAGTCTTATGTTGACGCTATTGCCCAAGGTATTGATGCCAAAGCCTCTGTGGTTGCTGCTTCCACTACTAACCTTACATTGTCTGGCGCACAGACCATAGACGGAGTTTCTGTTATTGCAGGAAACCGAGTATTGGTTAAAGACCAGACTACAGCATCTGATAATGGTATCTATTTGTGTGCTTCTGGTTCATGGACTAGAACAACAGATGCTGATACATATGCTGAATTGGTAGCTGCTTACACCTTTGTTGAAGGCGGTACAGTAAATGCTAATAACGGCTTTATCTGCACTATTCCAACAAGTGGTACTTTAGGTAGCACATCAATTACGTTTGCTCAGTTCTCTGGTGCAGGTCAGGTTACGGCTGGTACTGGCATGAGCAAGACAGGTAACACGCTTAACGTGAATACTGCATCAAGCGCACGAATTGTTGTTAGTGCTGATGAGATTGACTTGGCTACAACTGGCGTTACTGCTAGTACATACAAGTCTGTAACTGTTGACACATTTGGACGCATTACAGCAGGTACGAATCCTACGACTATCTCTGGTTTCGGTATTACAGATGCTTACACAAAGACTGAAGTTGATACTTCTTTAAGTGGTAAGTTATCGACTACTGGTGGCACGATGAGTGGTGCTATTGCGATGGGTACGTCTAAGATTACTGGTTTGGGTGACCCTACCAATAACCAAGACGCTGCCACTAAGACTTATGTAGATGGCATCTTAGGTAGTGCAACATCTGCTGCGACAAGTGCTGCTGCTGCTGCGACTTCAGCCTCCAATGCTTCAACGAGTGCCTCAAATGCCTCTACAAGCGCAGGTAATGCCTCCACAAGTGCTACGGCTGCTGCTGCTAGTGCTACCGATGCTGCCAATACTTACGATGCCTTTGATGACAGATATTTAGGTTCTAAGGCAACTGCACCATCTGTAGATAACGATGGTAACGCTTTGCTCACAGGTGCTTTGTACTGGAACACAGCTACTAACAATCTATTCGTGTGGACAGGCTCTACTTGGGCTAACGCAGCGTTTACAGCAGGTTCTTTTGCTACCTTGACAGGCACAGAAACCCTGACAAACAAGACTCTGACTGCACCAGTAATCTCAAGCATTAGCAATACTGGAACATTGACGTTACCAACAAGCACAGACACATTGGTTGGCAGAGCAACAACTGACACGTTAACCAACAAGACGCTGACAAACCCTACAGTCACAAACTATGTAGAGACTCCATTCACAGCGAATAGTTCTACTGCCATTACGATTGCTCTGACCAACGGCACAGTACAAATCATTACCCTAACAGGCAATGCAACGATAACCATGCCAACTGCGACAAGTGGTAAGTCTTTTATCATGTTTTTAAAGCAAGATGGTACAGGCTCACGCACAGTTACTTGGTCAACAGTTAAGTGGGCTGGTGGAACTGCACCGACAATCACATCTACTGCAAGCAGACAAGATATTTATTCTTTCTTTGCTGATGGCACAAACTGGTATGGCGTGACAGTTGGTCAGAACTACACACCATAAGGACTGATAAATGTTTGCAGCATCTAAAACAGCATCAGTCTCTGCTAGTGCGCCAGACGCACAATTTAACCAAGTTACTATGCTCTTACATGGTGATGGGACTAATGGCGCACAGAACAATACGTTTGTAGATAGCAGTACAAACAACTTCACCATTACCCGTAACGGCAATACAACCCAAGGTTCTTTCTCGCCTTATGGGTCTAATTGGTCAAACTTTAACCCCGACTCAAGTAACGGTCTTGGTGTTGCGACAAACACCGCGTTAAATATGGGGACAGGTGATTTCACTGTTGAGGCATGGGTTAATACAGCAAAATTACCTACAACAAACGCATTTCAAACGTCATCTGGCGGGTATCAATGCGTTTTTGGTACAGGCCCATCTAATTCTTCTTCTGGAACTCAGCTATACATAGGAGTAACAAATTTAAAATTTGATATTAGTTCCGATGGCGGCGGCCCTATTGATGTTGCTCACAATATGGTTGCAGGGCAGTGGTATCACGTTGCTATTAGCAAAAGTAGCACAACTTTTAAAGCATTTATTAACGGTGTTTTAGTTCAGACGGCTACATCTTCTAGTTCATGGGTTGATGGATACAACTATGGACTTATGAGAGCCGAGCCTATTGGTTCGTATGATGGTGCTTGGTGGTATGGATATGTCTCAAATTTTCGGTTAATTAAAGGAACCGCTATATACACTTCGTCTTTTACGCCTTCAACTACACCTTTGACGGCGATTAGTGGAACTTCACTTTTAACTTGTCAATCCAATCGTTTTATTGACAACAGCAGTAATAATTTCACAATTAGCGTAAACAATTCACCAAGCGTACAACGCTTCAACCCATTTGGTACTGCTACCGTCTACTCCACAAGCGTGATTGGTGGGTCGGCTTATATGGATGGAGTTGGTGATTCTTTGTCAGCAGCAAATAACTCAGCATTTCTATTTGGTTCTGGCGACTTTACTGTTGAATGTTGGATAAATCTTGATAGGGCATCTGGCACAAGTTCAATGATTACAGGAATTTGGGACGGTCTAACAAATAATCCGCAAGCGTGGCTTTTTTATGTATCAACAACAGGCTCATTAAATTTTATTATTAACTTAGGTACTAGCGGCCCGAACGTAACAATATTTTCTGGCGCATCAAATGACATTTTGAATAACGGTTGGTATCACGTTGCTGTAACAAGGTCTGGTAACACTTGGCGTAAGTTTATCAATGGCGTAATTGCAGAATCAACGACAAATTCATCAACAATTTGGGCTGCAGTTTCTGCGACTTATTACATCGGTACATTTCAAAATATAGACGCTAGCAGTAAGCCTTTAAGGGGATACATTTCAGATGTTCGCTTAGTAAAAGGAACAGCGGTTTATACAAGCGCATTTACGCCCCCAACTGCACCTCTTACAGCAATCACAAACACATCCCTGCTTACCAACTTTACCAATGGCGCAATTTTTGACAACGCCATGATGAACGACTTAGAAACTGTGGGCAATGCACAGATTTCTACAAGTGTGAAGAAGTATGGTACAGGGTCTTTGGCGTTTGATGGAAGTGGTGACTATGTGCAAGTCCCATCATCACCTATAAATACAAACTGGACTGGTAATTGGACTATTGAATTTTGGCTGTATGCAAGTGCATCTGGCGCTGTTTATTACCTTTATAAAGGAAGTGGACTTCAAATTTGGGGAATAGACGGAACAATGAAATGTTCTATTTCTGCAACCAACAATAGTACATATTTTATTGATTCAAATTTTGGAACAATATCAGCAAACACATGGACACATATTTCCGTTGTTCGTAATGGAAATTCATACGATGGTTATGTCAATGGTGTAAAGACAAATTTAGGCACATCTTCAAGTTCAGCTAACACTGGGACTGAGCCTTTAAGAGTTGGTAGTTATGCAGGTGGGTTCGGATTTACTGGTTATATTGATGACCTACGGATTACCAATGGCTATGCCAGATACACAGCAAACTTTAGCGTTCCTACTGCGGCATTTCCAAATACAGGGCCAGTATGAAAAACAAAATTTTACCAAGCCAAGATTACTTAAATAGTATTTTGTCCTATGACAAAGATACAGGTGTTCTTACTTGGAAAGAGCGAAAGTTTGAATCTGCTTTAGCAAATGGATGGAATACCAGATATTCAGGCAAACCGCTAACTACTGTTGGTTCAGCAGGATATATTTTTGTAACTATTGATAATTCAAAATATTTGGCGCATCGTATTATTTGGAAGATGATTACGGGCAATGATGTTTTAATTGTTGACCATATCAATAGAAATCGTATTGACAATCGTTTGTGCAATCTTAGAGAGGCTTCGACATCTTTATCTATGCACAATAAAAAGCATAAATCTTGCAGATTGCCACAAGGCGTTCAACCTAATGGCAATAGGTTTATGGCAAGAATTTCTCATAAAAGTAAGACAATACACCTTGGAACATATCCAACAGCAGAAGAAGCAAGTGAAGTGTATTGCCTTGTTGCAGATATGATTTATGCAACACCGCCAACTGCTGCATTTTTAGATATTGGCCCAAATTAAGGAACATCATGCAAATAGCAATTTTGACAAGCCCCATCACAGTTGGCGATTATCGTGAACTGTTTAGCAATACATCGTTTTCCTCAAGTGGCCCAAGCGATGAATTCTTGACTTCTAACAATGCCAAGAAGGTCAATGCTTTCAAAGCCCATGACAGACTGACTCAGAAGTTGGTTCAATGCTCTGCCTATGACGATGGTGAGTTTGTTTCCATCGTTCAAGTAGAAGACTTAAGTGCTGAAGAAATACAAGCAACTAAAGACTCTGCAATGGCTAACATTCGTGGTCAACGTAACCAGTTACTCAAAGAGTGTGATTGGACTCAGATTGCTGATTGCACCATTCCAAAGAAGGCTGAGTGGACTACATATCGTCAAACTTTGCGTGACCTGCCTAGCACGATTACAGAGCCTCGCACATTTACTGATTGGCCTCATAATCCTGATTGGGTTGCAATGCCATGAGCGATGTAAGCCATGAGCAAATCTATGAGCGACTACTAGCTGTTGAAGCTAAAGTAGATGAGATAGATAAGAACACTAAAGACCTTGTGGAAGCTATTGACGCTGCCAAGGGTGCTGTAAAGGTTCTTAACTGGATAGCCTCCATTGCACAACCAGTTTTGTGGATTGGTGGGTTAGTCATTGCTGCTGGTGCTGTCTGGCAGACTTGGATTAAAAAATGAAAGATTGGGCTTTTGCTTTTACGAGCGCAGCCCTTTTCTGCATTACTGTCATTTGGTGTGTCTACATTATTGTGTGGGCATGGTACTAGCGTTTTTGTTGGCTGTAACTATTGAGTACAGATGTGTTAAGTGGGTTTGGGTTGGCGATGTGTACAACCGAAAAGTCTACTGTATTGAATGGAAGAAGGTAGATAAGAAATGATAGACCCCATCACAGCACTAGCTGGCATACAGTCAGCAATCAGCATGGTCAAGAAGGCAGCTAATGTTGCCAATGACTTAGGCTCACTTGCGCCCATGATTGGCAAGCTATTTGACGCTAAGTCTGTAGCTACAAAGGCAATGCTTCAAGCCAAGCAGTCTGGCAAAGGCTCAAACATGGGGACTGCCCTCCAGATTGAAATGGCACTAGAGCAAGCCAGAGCGTTTGAAGAAGAACTCAAGATGCTGTTTATGCAGACAGGCAAGATTGATGTTTGGAACAAGATTAAGGCTCGTCAAGCAGAGATGGACTTGGCAGACGCTAAAGAGATAAGCGCACTAAAAAGAGCAGAAAAAGAAGCTAAACAGAAAGAGCAAGAACAATTAGAAATGGGGCTTCTTATTGGTGGTATTTTCTTTGTCTGTTTTTTACTGTTTGTTGGCGTATATGAATTGATGGAATTCTGTGCAACTACTCGTAGATGTGGCAGATGAATGAGTA